GTCTGAGGTTTTTGAAGAAAATCAGGAACGGATTGACGGTAGAGCTGTTAGCAAGCAAGTATCCGAGTATGGTCTTGTTGGCAAGAAACTATACGGTGAGCATAATATTATGGAGATAGCGGAGCAGTTAGTAAGAATGGCTGAATCTGCACAACAACACATAGTAACGGAAACTGATGATTGGTTTGATAAGGTTAGTGTGAACCGTAACATGAAATCTATGACCGGGATGGTAAAGGAATTCAAGTCCACGGCAAAAGATCATAAAGCACTATCTGAAAGATTAGTGGCTCTATATGAGGATATGGGTGGAATACTGAACAGATATTACGACATTAGAGAAGAAATGGATCCAGTAGGTAAGGAAGATGGCGACGTCGACAATGACGGAGACACAGACTCATCCGATGAATATCTAAAGAACCGTAGAGATACAATTTCTAAAGCAATAGATAAGGCAAAGTGATTGGAGTATTAGCTTGGATACTTATTATCATATCAGCAACAATCTGGCAGATAGTAGCTGCAATATGGGTACTGAGTTACATAGTTCCTCGAAAAAGATTATCTCAAGCCACTCAGGTCATTCACGCCAGTACTCAAACACATCAAGAAACTTCACATAAGCCAGTGGGTGTAGTGGAGACTCACAGTAAGAGTGCAGTAATGGTGGGCAAGCCGGATAGTATTAACGTCAAGATGGATAGTGTAGAAAAAAAATCAGTTGTAACACAAAAAGACAAGCTAAAACAACTCAGGAATAAATAATGAAAAACTTAGCAGATTTGATCTCCAAGATAGAAACAGGTAGAGTGTACACTGATAGAGATCGACCACCATTCAAAACAGAAGCTGAGCACATAGGAGCTGAACTACAAGAGCAAGATTCGGTAGCAGATAATGATATGTCTGCTGCAAATACTTTGAAGCCTCGTTTGTTACAAGCATACAATGTAATATCCGCAAATATAAAAGACATAGAAAAAACATTAAGTGGATTCAACTCACCAGGTCTCAAAGCAGCTTTTTTAGATTCAATAAAGAAATCAATCAAAGGAAATAAGTTTGATATGAGAGCAGCTGAAAAACATTTATTTAAATACTACAAAAGATAATGAAGATAACAAGAACAGAATTAAAAGAATTAGTTAAAGAGGTCATGTTGGAAGGCCGAATAGTATCATTGGAAATGCCAAAGGACAATTCATCTCAAAGAAAAATAATGTCTATTTTGACCAAACTTAAAGTACCAAAGGATGGTACATCCAGCAAAGAAGGATATAACATAGTCAAAAAAAAAGGTAAACAAGTAATTGAAATTCCTACAAAACACGTTGATGATGTTATTGAACAAATGATAAAAATGAACGTATCAGTACGTTCTATTTAGGAGGTTATATGGCTGTAGGTTTAGACTGCGGAACATCGTTTTATATTTCAGCACGAGAAAAATCAATTAAGAAGCAACGTAATGCTTTCTTGACGGTTGATGGGGATGCGGAACAATCCAAAAGAATGTTAAAGAGACAACGTATACCGTTTGTCGAGAAGGCAGGTAAGGTACACATAGTAGGAAAACATGCTTTCAACTATGCTCAAATATTTAGCACAGCTACACTCAGACGTCCCATGAAGGATGGTTTGCTAAATCCAACAGAAAAAGATAGTCTTCCAATCCTCAATGCTATTATTGGTGAGCTATTGGGTAAATCTAAAAAAGAAGAGGTTTGTGTATATTGTATTCCTTCTAAACCCATAGATGTAGAGCGTGAAGTTTCATATCATGATGATGTACTGAGTACAATCATCGAGAGTTATGGATACAAAGCCCATAAAGTAGAAGAAGCAGTAGCTCTTGGATATGAGGGTTTAGTCGATAATGAACTTACTGGTGTGAGTATTTCTATGGGAGCTGGTATGTGCAACGTAGCGGTTATGTATCAAGGTATGACTGCTGTGAGCTTTGCTGTATCAAGAGGTGGAGATTGGATAGATAACAACGTGTCTATGGATACGGGAGTACCAGTGGCCAAGGTATCAAACATAAAAGAATCTTCCACACAATTAGATTTAACCAAGGGTGTCATGCAAGACATTTATGGAGAGAGTACAGAAGAATTTACAGTAATGCATGCCCTGAGATCGTATTATGGAGCTCTAGTGAATTATCTATTAGTGAATCTAAAGGCTCAGTTTGAAGGAGCAGCTAATGTTCCAAACTTTCCAAAGCCAGTACCTATAGTTATAGGAGGAGGCACCTCTTTAGTTAAAGGTTTCATTGAAGTTTTTAATGAACAATTTGATCCAGAAACATTTCCCCTAGAGGTTAGTGAGATTATACTTATAGAAGATGCTCACACCGCAGTATCAAGAGGATGTTTAAGTGAAGCCCAACTAACAGAAGAAGATGAAGCTCAAGACAATACTTAAAGAAATATTAGAATTAGATCAAACTAAGTTTAAGCTACCAAAACTAGAATATGGTATAAATGAACTCAAGCCAATTAAGTCAGTAGATTTACATTACAATAAGCACCATGGTGGGTATGTAAAAAAATTAAACGATGCTATTGGTGATAGTAAGTATAAAGGGATGAGACTGGAAGATATTATTATACGAAGCCACTTAGATCAAAATCTAGCCGTATACAACAATGCAGCTCAACACTTCAATCATTCTTTCTTTTGGAACTTATTGAACCCAAAGCCAGAAGCTAAGGAGCCATCAGGTCCTCTAATGAAATCCATAGAAACTAACTTTGGAAGTTATGATAATTTTAAGAAAGAGATTATAGAAAAAGGTTCCAAACATTTTGGTTCCGGATGGGTATGGGTAATTCGTAACGGCAATGAATTAAGAGTACAAGATATGCATGATGCAGATAGTCCTGTAGCAAACAGAGAATATCCCATTATGGTAATAGATTTGTGGGAGCATGCATACTACATGGATTATCAAAACGATAGGGAAAAATATTTAAAATCTATGTTTGATATTATAGATTGGTCTAAAGTTGAGGCTAACTTTAATGGATACAAGCGATGAAAAGAGTTACGGTCAAGGAAATACGCACTTGGTTGAAAACACTAGAAGAGAATCGATATAGAAGATTAGTTAATGCAGATGCCAGACGCGTAGCTTGGTTTGTAAACAATCAGTTATCTGATAACTATGATACTATGCCTAAGACTTTGAGAAAAAAATGGTCAGAGGCAAAATATGGTAAAGAGAGATATTTAGCGGAGAAGTATCTTAGAAAACTAACAGAGTCCGTATTAAAAAGAAGAATCAAAAACATACTAAAAGAGGTTATTCGTGAAGCGAAGACTACTAAAAGATCCACCGGGCTTAACAGTACTGGTTCATAAAAACAATATAGACAATGCCCTATCTAGGTTTAAAAATAAAGTAAAGGATAGTGGTTTAATGATGGAATTACGTGATAGAGCTTTCTATGAAAAGCCTTCGGCAGCTAAGAGAAAAAAAATTAATGCTGCTAAACGTAGAAATAAAAAATAGTATAATTTTTATTAATTTCTACTATATATAAGTAACCAAATACTCTGTCCCACTTACAGAGTCTAAAAAATATACAAATCCCATTATAGTTCATAATAACTATATTTCCAAATAATACATAATATTAGGAGAGACACTATGAGTGATCTTTTAAAAGAAGCTATTGCAGATGCTAAAGCTGTTCGTGAAACAGCCTTACGTAATGCAAAAATGGCTTTAGAAGAAGCATTCACACCTCAACTGAAGTCTATGTTATCCGCTAAACTTTCTGAAGAAGAAGATTCTGAAGAAGATGAAATGGAAAACGAAACATGGCACGAAGAAGTCGAAGACGATGTCGAAGACGAAGGTATGCATAAAGAAGAAATGGAAGATGAAGTCGAAGACGAAGGCATGCACAAAGAAGCAATGCACGGTGAAGACGAAGCAATGCATCCAGAAGATGAAGCTATGCATCCGGAAGATGAAGCTATGCATCCGGAAGACGAAGCAATGCATCCAGAAGATGAAGCTATGCATCCGGAAGACGAAGGCATGGACATGGAAGGTGAAGAGTCTGATGAGTTGGATCTAGAATCTATCATTAAAGAGTTAGAGCTAGAGATCAATGAAGAAGACGACGCATATCCAGACAACGTTGAAGGTCATAAGGACCCTGATCATATACAGGATCTTTCTGAAGAGGAAGAGACTGATGATGAAGAAGAGTCTAAGGAAGAGGTTTATGAAGTAGAACTTAAAGAAGAGGATGATGCATATCCAGACAATGTAGAGGGACACAAAGATTCAAATCACGTCGTTGACATGAAAGAAGAACTAAGTCGTACCAAAGCTGAGTTGGATGAGCATAAGGAAGCAATTACCTACCTCAAGGATAAGATCCACGAAGTAAATATCCTGAATGCTAAGTTGTTATTTACTAACAAACTGTTCAAGGAGTTTGCACTAGATAACCAACAGAAGATGAGAGTAGTAGAAACATTTGATAGAGCACAAACAACTAGAGAAATCAAACTTGTTTATAGCACATTGAGTGAAAACTATTCCGCTAAACCTGTTGCTAAAAAGCGCAAGCCCAAAATTAACGAGTCTGCAAGTGCAAAGACGGGATCTACAAGACCTTCTAAGCAATCACGTAAAGTGATTACTGAAGAACAAGTTGTAGCTGATCGTTTTCGTAAACTTGCTAATATTAAGTAAGGAGACTTAGATGTCAAATTATATCAACGAAGCCCTTTTGGGTGCTTCAAACTACAAGGTACAGAAGAAAGAAGCTGAAAAACTTGTACAGAAGTGGGATCGTACTGGATTACTAGACGGTCTTGAAGGTGATTTCAAGAAGGGTGGAATGGCACAGTTGCTAGAAAACCAAGCTCGTGAACTCATCAAAGAAGCTTCAGCTACCAGCCCTAATGCTGGTGTTGCGGGTTCTTACAATGGCGACGAGGAATGGTCCGGAGTTGCTTTACCACTTGTACGTAGGATTTTTGGTGAAATAGCTGCACAGGAATTTGTTTCAGTACAGCCTATGAACCTTCCTTCTGGACTAGTATTCTACCTTGATTTCCAATACGGAAATACAAGAGCTGGTAATGCTGCAGGTTCATCATTACAAGGTAAAACAGGTAAATTCTCACCTTCAGGTAGTTCTGCTCCATTTGGTGCAGATGATGCTGTTGGAGGATCAGGTCTTTATGGAGCTGGAAGCTATGGATATTCATTAGCTACAGGTTCAGAAGTCATTGGTGCGCCAGCTGTTTCATTAGCTACTTGGAAAGATGTAAACTTTAATGGTGAATTATCTTCATCTGTTAATGCAGGTAAAATCTTCAAAGTTACTGAAGCTTTAGCCGCAACAGATATTGATAAGT